GGCGGTTATCATGGCTTGGATGATCGAAGCAACCAGAGCAAGAAAATTCACACTTGGCTCATGGCCTAGTTTAGCTAAGTTAGCTAAGTGGCGAAGCAAGATCAAAAAGCAAGCGCGGCGGTGGGTAGGGCCGGAGAGCATTTAGCTCTCGCCTACTTATCGCTTGCTGGATACATCTGCACGTTGTGCCAGATTAAAGATCACGATGCGTATATACAAACGGATACACAGACGTTGACCTTGCAGGTTAAAACCGCAAGCAAGACGCACAAGACCACCAATAGATACGCATTCCACACGCCGAAAAAGAACGTCGATGTGTCAGACGTGTTTGCGTTTGTATCTATTGATTTAGGCGCTGTGATCTTCCGCCGGGGTGATGAGCTGACCTCTGTGACAACATACATTTCGCCAGAGGAATTTATGGATGAAAAGCAGTCAATGCAAAAAACATTCGACAGCTTCAAATAATCGCTTGTGACCGAGTGCGGCTTTCATTACAAAGTTTGAGTGGGTGGCTATCATCACAAGTAAGATCGACTTGCCGCGGGACGGCGGTTGTTTAGCCTAGTGTGACGTTGCTACCAAATGTGCCAGCATTCAATTCAACGGCCACCCACACGATTACTAGAATATAATACCCACTAGCGCCATCAAGCCAGCGCCGCTTGCGAAGCCAAAGATGGCTCCGACAAGTCCGGCGATGTGAATTTTACGCTCTACCTCTTCGTCAGTCATCACTCACCCTCCTCAAAGCAGTTGTTCAACGGCTGAATAGGTTGCTTGCTAAACACCCATCGCCACTGCCGCTTGGTGTAACCCGGAACTTCCACGAAATCACGCGCGCGGTAAACCTTGTTCGCTTGCCACATTTTCTTGAGATAGCTTGACGTGCGAGGGACGCTATCACCCAGCAGCTCAGCGGCCTCTGCTGCCGTCACGCGCTGGTCATACGGGATCAAAGAAAACAGGCGATTGCCTTGGTCAATGCTGTGTTGTTTGCTGGCATCGGCTGCGCGCTGCATAGATGGGGCCACAGTTGTCGGCCTGCGCGGGCCAGATGGTAGAGCTTCACGTTTGCGCTGGCGATACATGAGATTTTCAAACTCCCACAGACAGTGGCCGTATGTGATCTCGTAGCGCTCGTGCTTATCGGTAACGCCCTCCAGCTTAGCCCTCAATCGCTCTGCTGCATCTTTTTCATATCGCGCTTTAGCAGATCGAGAAGCGCTTGCTGCTCTTCCAGCCGCTGCTTCAAGTTTGGCCGCATCGCCGTCTTCTGCTCCGTCAGCATTATGCTGTTGTTGCGCTCCAGCCTTTTTATAATAATCTGAGTTTGGTCCGTACTCACGTTTTTTCCTTTCAAGTTTTATGTTCGCAGCCGAACAAATGCGATATATTGTTGACGGTGATACGCGCAGCAATTCTGCGGTTTCAATCTGTGACATGCCTTGCTGAGCGCAGTCAAGAACGTGGCGGGTGAGCGCATCTGGATCGTATTTCATTGGTAATCCTCCAAGGGGTCTATCTGGCCTACGCCGTTGCAGACTTCGCATTCTTCCATGTGGCTTCCAAAGTCGCCATGCCAAGTTGAGCTTTGACGAACCCAAACATCGCGCTCAACCTCGCCTTCGCCATCGCATTCAGGGCAGTTGATTATATTAGTCATAGCATTGCGCTCCTGATGAACAATGGCACTGCAAACAGAGCCAAGAGGAATGTGATTTCGGCGGCGATTTCTAGCTTATGTTTCATTGCTGGTTCTCCCGGTTTGAGTGGGGAGCCGAAGCTCCCCGGTTGTGTTAAATGTAAAATTTGCCTGCGCCGCCACCAATGTCTGAGAACCGTCTATCAGCGCGCAAAACTTTTTTTCCACCGCGCGGGCCGATAACAACAGACAAGGTGGTGGCGTATAACGTGCCTTCCCCGAAGCAGCAGAAGCTGGCGTATGAGCCATGATCGGATACATCAATGCGTAAGTCATACTCTGGAGCATCTCCTTCGATTGAACTCTGCGTGTTTTTCTTCATTGCAGACATCAAGCGAAGTGCTGCTCGCTTTTGAGACATGTTGAGTTTTGATGCGTCGATTTTTTCGATTGCTGTTGCGATTGTCATATCCGTTCTCCATCTGTTTATACAATTACACTAATCCGCAAATCATCCTATGTAAATACTAAAGATGCACTTGCATAAACTTTTTTTAGGATGTAACGTCCTATCAAATTAACCTTGGAGGGTGACATGAAGAAAGAAAGTCGAGTGGTCTTAACTGAAGCCCAGCATGAGGCGCTGACGTTAGCCGCCGAGCGCACTGGCATGGCGCTGGCCACGTTTATCAGGTCGGCGGCACTAACCGTGGCGGCCAATGCAGGCATTCACGCTGAACAGCCGCGAGCTGACTAATGGTCAACGGGCGCAATAAGGGTGCAAGTTTCGAGCGGGAAGTTGCCAACATGCTTCGCGATGAGCTGGGCATAGGTTTCAAGCGCGACCTTGAGCAATACCGGGCTGGCGCTCATGCTGACCTGATCCCAGACGATCCGGCATTCCCGTTTACCTTGGAGCTAAAGCGTTACAAGGACGGCCCAATTGGCGGTGCGCCTGCATGGTGGGAGCAAGTTAAAATTGCCGCTGAGCGTGAGCAGAAGATGCCGTGCCTAATATATAAATACGACCGTAAGCCAATGCGATGTGTGATCCCGCTGGCTGCGTTAACCGATTGCGATCACGATTACACTGTAGAGGTCGATTTCGAGACCTTCTGCTATATTGCTAGGGAGGCAATGCAATGACTGAAATAAAACTTACAGGCAAAGAAGACCTTTGCGAAATTTCCGAAAAAAATTACTTTCCTACTGGTCGAAATTGGTCAGACGACAGCAAATCATTTGAAAAAATATTAAATGATAGTTGTGACTTTGCTCTTCGCCTTGGGATGCTTGAGGCGTTGGATTCAATGTTTCTGAAAATTAATGTAGTTGATGGGGAACCTGAATTTACGGCTTATGTAGCAATCGCTGACCACAAATTTTCGGCGTTAAAGGTTTTAGACAACAGCTTTATTCAAGGAGACGTTGATTGTGATATGAAGTTAAGATTTGATTATCCCGACAACGAACTTACGGCGGAGATTGTTGAATGATCCCTGCTGACAGATTATCCAACACGGAATACCATTCCAAAAAGGATCACATATCGTCATCTGACGTTAAGATGGTCCACAGCAAATCGCTGGCACATTGGAAGGCGAAGACATACAGCTCAAGCCCAGTGTTTGATATGGGAACCGCCGTACACGCAATGGTGCTAGAGGATGGCAAGGGTATCATCCGTGGGCCAGAGACCCGCCGGGGTAAGGCTTGGACGGAAGCACATGAAGAAGCACAGGCAAACGATCAGACCTTGCTGACCGCCGGCGACTATGACCTTGCGCGGAATATTGCCGATAGCGTACTGTTTCATCCAGCTGGTCAACGCATGGCTGGGCCGACAACGGTCAACGAGGCCAGCTTCTTTGCCACTGACCCTCAGACTGGGCTGAAAATCAAGTGCCGCCCAGATAGCTACTGGGATGCCAAAGGTGTCCTATACGATCTCAAGACGTGTCAGGATGCTTCACCCAGAGGCGTGGCGAAGGACATGATTTCGTACAACTACGCAATACAGCAGGCCTTTTACATGCACTGCATTGAGCAGGCGGGATATGAGGCGTCACAATTTGTATTTGTTAACGTCGAGAAGTCTGGCGCGTTTGCAGTCTCGACAAATATCATACATGAGGAATATCTTGACTGGGCCAAGGGCGAAATGCACATGACCCTGCGCAAGATTGCTAAAGCCAACGAGGCCCAGAAGTGGGACACTGGTTGGTCAGATCAAACTAATGTGATTGATCTGCCACGATGGCTGCGCTTAGATGCAGTCGAACTTTAATAGCTTGGAGAAAAACAGATGGCTAAAACAGACTTTAAACCCGTAATGATCCGCAACGTGGAATTTAAGTACCCCCGGCTCAACGCCTGTTACCGTTACAATACTTCGGAAAAGAAAAGCGAAGAGTGCGCGCCAACGGCGTCAAACGCGGCTTACTCTATCGCTTGGGAGATGTCAGCTGATGACGCTAAAACGCTGCACGCCGATCTGAAGGCACACTATGAGACGTGCCAGACTAAAGCGCCATTCAATAAAATTTTCGGAATGAAGAAACTTGACAGCGGCAACTTTGAGTTCCGCGCCAAGCGCAACGGCACAAACAGCCAAGGTCAGCAGAACGAAAAGCCTCGCGTCATCGACGGCATGAAGCAGCCTCTGGCAGACACAGCTTTCTGGGGCGGCTCAAAGGGTAGCATCAAGGTGACAGCGTATCCCGTGACCGATCCAGACGGCAACGGTGGCATCTCGCTGCTGATTGATACCGTGCAGGTTACGCACGCAGTCTACGGCGGCGGCGGCCTCGATGACTTTGATGAAGTGCCGACAACAATGGCTGGCGGCGTTGACGCATCGCTGGATGACTTTGGCCCAGCCGCTGCACCAGCTCAGTCGCCAGCGCAAGACATGGCCGACGCGCTCGACGGGGACGAAATTCCGTTTTGAGTATAAGAAAACCCCCGGCAGTTGGGACGCTGCCGGGGGTTAAAGTGAAAGCGAACCCACGATTGGATGGAGAAAGGTCCGAACATGCACAGACTAACAAAGACAAGCGACGTTGGCAAGAAAGAGCTGCTACTTGCAGCAGGTGCGCGCGACACTCGCATTAATCAAACCGGGTCAGAGTACGACGGCATTACAATCGGTAAAATAGCTAAGCTCGTCAGCGAACCGCAGGCGACCGAAAAGGCCGACGCGCTGTTTTTCATTCCGTCAACTTATCGCGAACACGATGGCAGAAGTCACGCGACACAGCGCGAGCATGGCGAGTATTGGATGCTGGCCATTGACGTTGACGAGGGCGACCCATCGCTCACCGAGGTCAAGTCAGCCGTTGAGCGTGTCACTGGCAACGCATCCTCACTGATCTATTCGTCATCCGGGGCAACAGAAGACAATCGCAAGTGGCGTGCGCTCATCCCGCTGTCAGAGCCGATCAGCGGTGAGGACTACGTTGACGCCCAGCTCGCACTGTTTGACCTCATGCAACAGGAAGGCATCACATGCGATGCAGCCCTCTCACGCACTGGTCAGCCGATCTATCTGCCAAATGTGCCGCCAGCTCGACGTGATAACTTCGGACAGCCAGAGTTTTATCACGGGCTGCGCAATCGCGGTGAGGGTTTACTGATCCCAACCGAAAGCAAAATCTGGGCAAACTTAGAGTTTCGCCGGAAGAATGAAGCCATCGCAGCTGAACGTGCCGCCGCCGAGCGCCAGCTGCGTGCGCAAAATCGTGCGCAACAGCGAAAAGATTTCGATGACGTTGATCCAGTTGCCGAGTTCAACCGTAATAATACAATAGCCGACATGATGCTGCGCCACGGTTACGAGAAACTTGGCCGATCAGACAGCTACCGCTCCCCAATGCAGACATCCGGCTCACACGCCACTAAAGATTTCGGCACGCATTGGGTCAGCCTGTCAGGCTCAGACCGGGCGGCTGGCATTGGCCAGACCAGCGCAGAGTTTTGCTGGGGTGATGCCTTCGATCTTTACTGTTACTTTGAACATGACAACGACATGCGAGCCGCCGTGCGCACTTACGCCGCCGAGCTGCGGCCCAGTAAGTTTGATGAGGTCAACCAACAGTTACCTGAGCCAGATGACGGGCTGGATGACTTTGACACTATACCCGACCCCGAGATTGAGCCTGAGAGCCAACCTGAGCCTGCACAGAGGCTCGAATGGCCAACGCCGGTTGGAACTATCGACGAGGCAAGTTTACCTCGCAGACGGTGGATTTACGGGCATCACCACATTCGCGGCTTTGTCAGCGTCACGGCGTCAGCTGGTGGCATCGGCAAAACCTCGCTCACAATGGTTGAGGCGCTGGCTGTGGTCACTGGCCGGCCATTGCTGGGCGAGAAGGTACATGAGCCAACAAATGTTTGGATCGTCAACCTAGAAGATGACATGGCCGAGATGCAAATCAGACTGGCCGCCGCCATGAAGCAACATAACGTCACGCACCCGGAGATAGCTGGCAAACTGTTCATGGATGCGGAAGACACAATTGGCATCACGCTGGCTGCGGAAACCAGAGACGGCATCGAGACCAATGACGCCTTCCTGAGCCACATGCGAGACAAGATAAAAGCCAACGACATCGGCCTTGTGATAATTGATCCATTCATCTCGACGCACGAAGTCAACGAAAACTCAAACATGAGTGTGCAGAAGGTGGTCGCAATGCTGCGCCAGCTGGCCAGAGAGGCTGGCTGCGCCGTGCATGTGGTTCACCATGTGCGCAAAGGCAACGGAGAGGATGCTGATATTGACAGCGTGCGCGGCGCAGGCTCACTGATCGGCGCAGCTCGCGCAGCCAGAGTTATCAACAAAGTTAAGTTTGAGGACGCCGTGGCGCTCGGAGTGCCAGAGGCCAGCGCGACAGGTGTCTTCCGGGTAGATGACGGGAAGGCCAATCTCAGCGCACCTCTGCCAGCGGATAAGGCAATCTACCGCCGCATGGTCAGCACAAAGCTCGACAACGGCGAATACGTTGGCGTGGCCGTTGAGTTCAAGCTACCCGATCAGTGGGAGGGCATGACGACCCGTGTGGTTAACAACATGCTTGATCTGATCGACAAAGGCCCAGAGGACGGCGAGAAGTATTCTATCAGGCCGCAGGACAAGCAACGCTGGGTTGGCTCGGTCATCACAGGTTACAGGTTCTCAGACCTAGACCACACAAAGACAGCAGGGCAGGCAAAGGCAATCCTGCGCCAGTGGAATGACGAAGGTCTGCTGGAGGAAATTGTCTATCACAGCCCAAGCCAGCGCCGGGAGCGCAAGGGCGTTGTATCAACGGGCAGAGTTGGGGAGATGAACTGATGGAAGTGAAAAGCACACGACGTGAGTGGACGGGGGATTGGAGCGATTGCTTCTACCGAGATGACGATTACGAGCAATATGACAACGTGCAGATGTTCGCAAACATAGCCGACCATTTGTACGACCTATGTGGAGGCGAAACGCCGCTGTACTGGCCAAACTACGAGAAAGCGCCGTGGCACCTGCAATGCGCAATCACAGTAAATGGCAGGCCAACGGAGATGAACTTCTGGCCGCACAAGGCAAAGGCTCAGATCAGCTATCAAAAGGTGACTGAGGGGTGGATGGAAATCCATATGCTGATAAACTCAGTGTTCTTCGCCAACGACGATCAAGACGAGGATGATTTCGATGTTATCGAGTAGTGCGTCAGTGGAAAATTTCAGTGACGCATGTGTGACGCGCAGTGACGCATTGCTGAAATTCGGTCAATTTGTGGGTGATTCGGAAATCGAGCAAACCCCTTATTTATATAGTGCGTCAGTGGATTTGCTGAATTTTCCTACGGAAAATTTACCTCCAGTGACGCACTTTGTCAAGGCGCAGGTCTTAAAAAGAGTTCGCAAAAGCGAACACTCTCTTTTTTTGAGACGACCAGCAGCTCCACTGTCCCGCCTTCCTTCGCTGGCGCGAAGTCGGGCCAGAGGCGCAGCTTTGCGTCCTAACTCCTGCTGGCAGGGTTATCAGGGTTTACGGGAGCTGGTCCACAATGGTTAAAAAAGCAAAAGCAAAGTCGGATAAGGCTAAAGCGGCGATGGCCAATCGTGGCACGTTTGAGAGCAAGCATACGAACTATGGCAAGCCGATCCACTACAAGGTAGCAGCAGCGGTCGAGCCGTTCAGCTTTGCGTCAGCAGCGGCGGCTAAGGTGTGGGGAGATACGCTGGTTGATTGCGTGCCGCCAGCATACGCGCTGCGTTACCGTGAGCTGAGAGGTAATCTGGAAGCCGCAATGGTCGCAGAAGATTACACGCTGTGTGTCGAGCTGGCCACAAGCCTGATTAAAGCGCTCAAGATGATGAACGTGAAGGCGAGACAGGATGGACATGAGCCACCAAAGGTTGACGGGCATATAGCCGAGTTTAAGGGGAAGACATACTGCTTCCTCGCCAGCGGTGATCTGGCAGCTGTCAGGCGTAAGTATCCAACGTGGGCCGTGTATCATATCAGCGAAGTTTGCGCCGTCATGAGCGTGCGCACAGATGAGATGATGGCAGCTGTGACGAAAGAGTTTGCCGGCGCGAAGGTTGTGGAAGTCCGAGCGTTTGATGATGAGATTAACTTTGAACCAACAGGAGAGTGAGATGACGAAGAATGTACGCACAACGGTGCTAGAGGAAGCCATCGGGCTGATTAACGGGCCAAGACAATCCCACTATGGGACGCCGCAGGAGAATTTCGGTGCAACGTCGCATATGTGGTCAGCCTATCTAGGCATCAAGGTATCGCCCGGCGACGTGTGCAGGCTCATGTGCTTGCTGAAGCTGGCTAGGCTGCGCAATGGGCCGCATCACGATAGCAGCTGCGATGGTGCTGCATACTTGGCGCTGGGCTGTGAGCTGGATGAGGGTATGCTTGACGTGCCGACCGAGCAGCCTTAACGTAAGCAGCAGGCAGCGCATCCTCCCGCGCTGTCCAACTTGCCCTCGACGGTTTTTGCATCCAGTTTGTCCGTCGGGGGCATTTTTGTGAAAGGTGGGAGAATGTCCTATCGAATTAAGTTGACCTTAGACATAGCGTGCGAGGACAATCAGGCGGCTGAGGATGAGATTGATTGGCTGGCCGATTACGTTAGCGACAGGTTAAATGAAGGCGCAGACATGCAGCGGATCGTGCAAGCAATGGTCGAGGCTCTGGTTGAGTTGTCCGACATTAACGAGCTGATGGGCGCAGAAGGCAACACAATACACTGAGGTGATCTGTGCGTGAGCGTGAGGGGTGCTGAAGCTCTCCGCAACACTGGTTGGCATCGACGCGCCGGGTGCGCTCGCTTAATTGAACGCTTGTTCAATTACAAGCCCTCAATACTACATGTTGTGTTTGATGGTGCTGGCGCAGTTAACAATAACGCCGAAACAGGCTAAGTCACTGTAAACATTGATGGCGTGACTTTACATATGATGGATTATGGCATTTTTCTGTTAAACGACACTCAAAATAGCCCCCCCCGGTCAGCGTTTCGACGGGGGAGTGTGTGTGTAGTTCTCCGCACGCACGCTCGCGAAAAAAATGTTGACCACCTGTCTCAAAACAATTAACTGTTAAGCGACACCAGATGGAGGATATGTCAAAATGTGCAGTAATTGTGATCGAGATGATGTCATGTCGCGTGGGTTGTGTTCGGCCTGTTATATGCGTGCGCGCCGCATACAGCAGAAAGGTGGCTTAGAGTTTCGCCGCCCGCGTGGTGAGAATGAGGACCTAGCGCTGGCTAATAAGCGGCTCTGGCTGCATAGGTTTACGAGCAAGATTGATGCGACTGGCGATGGTTGCCACGAGTGGATGGGCGGCAAGACGAAGGGCGGCTACGGTATGTTTAATGCTATGGACCGCTCGATCTTGGCGCACCGCATGGTTTACCGCCTAGCGGGCAATGGTTTTCATGATGTTGTGATGCACACATGCGATAACCCGAGTTGCTGCAACTTGGCACACCTTCGCGGCGGTAGCTACAAGGACAACACGGCTGACATGGATGCGAAGGGGCGGCGCCGGCTTGGACGATCTGACCACCTGCGTGACCGAGCGAGCCACCCTCGTGCTCGCGCAGTATTTACGCCGCTGGGTGAGTTTGCGTCTGCCGCGTTGGCCGCTGACGCGCATGGGCTTGCCGCTGGCACGGTTCAGCGAAAGTGCCGCGATGGTGAGGCTGGGTACGGTTACATTTAGCCCCCCCCGGCCCCCTCTTGCCAACCGACGCTCACTCAGAGTAAAATTTAAAAAAACGGGAGTTATCACGATGGCTGGGAAGGCTTTACGCAAAAAGATATTAGCTGAGGTCGCCAAGAATGGCGGCGCTGAGTATATATTCGATCGCCTGTCGTCTGGCACTACGGTGACGGCGATGGCTAAGGAGTTTGAGTGCAGTCGGGAATATTTGCGCAATAGCTTGCATACTGTGCCTGAGTACAAGGCGGCGATGGAGAGCGCCAAGTTGACGGCAGCTGACGCGCTGGTTGAGCAGGGCTTGGAGATGGTTGACGCGTTAGACGGCGGTAGCTCAACGCAGGAGATTGCTGCCACGCGTGAGAAGGTGCAGTGGCGCAAGTTTATGGCTGGCTCGTATAATCAGGAGCGTTACGGCAACCGGCCTCAGACCAATGTTACGATTAGCGTGAGCGACATGCACTTGGACGCGCTGCGCAAGGTTAATGCTGACTTGGCACAGATTGACGCTGAGGACCGCCAGCGTGAGGCGATGGCCATTGACGCGGATTACGAGGATGTCACCGATGAGTAATGATAATCCGCTTGAGGAGTTTGTGCTGCGTTACCGTGACGACCCTGCGTTGTTTGTGCAGGAGGTGTTGGGCGCTACTCCGCACGATTATCAGGCTGAGTTTTTGCGGGCTGTTGCAGACGGTGAGCGCAAGGTTAGCATTCGCAGTGGCCACGGCACGGGTAAGTCCACGTCGGCCAGCTGGATTATGCTGTGGTTTGTTCTGCTGCGTTTTCCAAATAAGGTTGTTGTTACGGCCCCTACCAGTGGCCAGCTATTTGATGCTTTGTTTGCCGAGCTGAAGCGTTGGATTAACGAGCTGCCGCCGCAGTTGAAGGTTTTGCTTACGGTTAAATCTGACCGGGTTGAGTTAAACGCGGCTCCAAGCGAGGCTTTCATTTCGGCTAGGACGAGCCGTGCAGAGACGCCGGAAGCGTTGGCTGGGGTTCACTCGGAGAATGTGCTGTTGGTTGTGGACGAGGCTTCTGGTGTGCCTGAGAAGGTGTTTGAGGCTGCTGCTGGCTCGATGTCTGGCCACGCTGCGACTACGATTTTGCTAAGCAACCCGACGCGCTCGTCTGGCACGTTTTACGAAAGCCAGACGCGGATGGCAGACAGCTGGTGGACACGGCGTTGGTCGTGCATAGATAGCCCGCTTGTGTCTGACGAGTTTGTTGACGAGATGCGCGCGAGGTATGGCGAGGAGAGCAATGCGTTTCGCATTCGTGTGCTTGGCGAGTTTCCTATGGCGGATGACGACACGATCATTCCGTTTCACTTGGTTGAGAGCGCGATACATCGTGACGTTGAGGTGACGCCTGACGTTAAGCCTATTTGGGGTTTGGACGTTGCGCGCTTTGGCTCGGACAAGACTGCTCTGTGCAAGCGATATGGCAATGTTGTAACTGAGATTACGTCTTGGCAGGGTTTGGATTTAATGCAGACTGTTGGGCGCGTTATGGCCGAATACGAAGGCTTATCGCCTTCTATGCGGCCTAGCGAGATACTAGTTGATAGTATTGGCGTTGGCGGCGGTGTGGTTGATAGGCTGCGCGAGCTTGGCGCGCCAGTCAGGGGCATTAACGTGGGCGAGGCTCCTGCTATGGGCAAGACGCACATGAACCTTCGCAGCGAGCTTTGGTTTAAGACAAAGGGTTGGCTTGAGGATCGGTCGTGCAAGCTGCCGAATAACGACCAGCTTCTCGCGGAGCTGACTGCAATACGCTACTCGTTCACATCGTCGGGCAAGATGAAGGCTGAAAGTAAGGATGAGATGCGCAAGCGTGGGCTGAGATCGCCTGACCTTGCGGATGCGCTCTGCCTGACAATGGCCAGCGACGCTGCGACTGCGTTATCTGGCGCGATGTCGAGTTGGAAGCAATCTATTAAACGCAATTTGAAGGGTATTGCTTAAAGGCCGTGCCGGTTTGTGTATGAGTATTTTTTTGCTGCTTTTTTTCGAGCTGCAATTGCTTCCTCTTTTTTGTAAAAAAAGCCAACGTACTTTCTGCGGCCATTAATATTTATTGTTGCGGCCCATTTTTTATTATTTTTCAACCAAGAAACCCCAGTATGCCCGCTGGTATTGTCCTTTCTTTTTCTTGAATTTTTTACGTTAACGGCTTGGCTAACATCTCTTAAATTTTCAATTCTGTTGTCGTCTCTTATGCCGTTTATATGGTCTATTTGCTGCTCTGGCCATTGGTTAAAATAAATTGCCCAGCACACGCGGTGAGAGGAAAATGTCATATTAAATACTTTTCCTCTTTTATATCCATCTTGGTTGTAAACTTTAAATGCCTCTTTTCCAGAATATTTTTTGTTCCAGCCAAGGCAACTTTTTTCAGCGTTTAATTGACTGTTGTCAAACATGTCTGGGCTTCGTTTCCTCCAATACAGTTTTCCCGTTTTGCTGCTGTACCACAAAACACTTTGCAGTTCTTCTGGCGTTGGAATATTTGATTTATTCATAATGGCCTCCCACTAAGATTGTTTTTATACTATAATGAACGCGCAAGATTTATAATGTCAACCTAAAGGTATTGCATGAAGCCAGTTCCGTTCCACAAGCTGTCACCTAAGATGAAAAACATCCGCATGAACCAGTGGATTAAAACTTACATTGGGAAGGGCTTGAGTCTAGAGGAAGCGCAATTTGCGGCTCGCTGGCGCGCCGGCCATTGGAAGCTGAGTGCGCGTATGGAAAAGATTATGGATGACTTGGGCGAATTGTGATATGCGGCTTGGATAGCCATTTGCAAACAAATGTGCTAATGTGCAGAAAAGTTAGAGGATGATGACATGAAACCATGTAAAGGTTGCCCCACCCCCGCAGCGTGTAAGCGTGCTGGAACTTGTCTTGCGAAAAAATACGGGAA